ATAACAGCAACCAAAGTAGCTTAGGATGCTTTTGTAAGTCATTCCAATGCTTGTTAAAATACTCATTAACAGTTAATACGAAATGTTCTTGCAGTTCTCTGCTTTGTCCTTTGACATTGCTAATATATCGATTAAGGATAAAATATTCACTCTTAAGACTCTTTTGTTGCTCAGGGGTCATTTCGTCCCAAGCCGCACGAACATTTAAGTCTACAAATGCGATTTTCTCTTTTAGTTCGATTTTATCATTCATATTTTTCTATGCTTAGTTTATACAATAGTTTAACACGATCAATGGCCGTTTGTAAAGTCGGATTGGTTTTTCCGGCTAAACGTATTTTGATCCACTCATTATGGTCTGCAAGGTCAGCAGTGGCTGATATCCGAGGATCAAATTTTGGATCGTCTTTGTTATAATCCCAACCTGCTACTTTTCTAGTCATAGGATCTGCTCCGAATTCTCTACTGTAGACTACATTGCCTACTCGTTCGTGTATAAGTGTTACTCCTGGTTTAAGACTGCCCATTATTCATCCTTTGGTACTATTCTAGCATCAAATGCTAGTACGGTTCTACTACCCTGACCTTTCCAGGGATAGACTGTATGAGGTAAATGACTTGGAAATAATATCATAGTTCCGGGAGTTGGATCATATTTCCAAGTATCATTCATTATAAATTTACTAATATCTTTTGTCTGCGGTAATCTAAAAAGAATTTTACTATCACTAGGATTACCGCCTTCATTTAGTTCCGGAGCAGAAATATACATGTTACCACTGATGTTACCAGCCGGATGTGTGTGCATTTCTTGATAGTCGCCTTCAAACTGTTTTATGGTCCATATACTAACAACAACAGGTTTGCAATATTTTAATTCTTCAGTACCGCTTTGAGCTGTGATCAATTCCATATATCCTTGACACATGGTTTCTAGCCAGCTGATCAACCAACTGACATCCATGCCCAATTGATTAGGGTATATTTGTATTTGTTGCCCGCCACGGATACTGATTGCTGGATTATTAGCATCATTAAGATGCGGCTGGCTATGTAGATTCTCGGTCAGGCTATAGATCTTACTGAATTCTACTGGCGGCACTTGATCAATGGCCAACACTACAGGTTGAAAATAAGCAACTTTTAATGTCATAATAGTTTATCCAACTGAATTATTTCGCTTTGACGTGAAATTTCTTTGACAAAATATACACAATCTGGTTTTGCTTTATTGCTAGTAGGAGTAGCCAGTAATTGTCCATTTTTCATCTTTGGAAAATACCACTTCATGTCATTATAAAAATTTACAATTTCAATTTTCTTAAATTCTACTCTAAAACTACTCAATGGATTAAAACATAGTGCTTCAAATCCTCTATCATTTAGGCTAGTTAATGGTAATATTTCAATATCGCAACCACTTGAGCTATCACCTACAGCTATTGACCAATCTATAGGCATTGTCACTTCATCGTCACCTATCCTAAGTATCATTGCCGGAGCATTGAATGATTCTAAAAATATCAAAGGCATGAAAAAGAAATCAGGTTCTGACGGATTGCTGTTATCTAGTACTGCGAATCTAGTATTTTCGTCAACTTCGTCCGGTAAATTGTTTAATGAAAAAGTTCTATCTTCTAATGTTAATATCTGCATAATTCCTTATTTTTGCCAATCTATCTTTTCAATATTGAATGGATATTTGGCTTCCTTGTAAAATTTCTTTCTTTCTGTAAGGTGCCGTTTTGCATACTTACAGGTACTGGTTATGTCCCAGATTTGTACGAAGTCTTTGTCTTCTGCTTTTCGAATACCGCGGCCAATTGATTGTATAACGCGAACAAAGCTCTTTCCGGGCTCAAGAAGAACCAGATTAAAAATACGGGGGATATTAATACCCACAGCGGCCACACCGTAAGTCGCCACAATAATCTTGTTAGTGCTTGTTTTAATTTCGTCATATTCTTCTTTTCGGTCTTTGGTTTTTACTTCGCCGCTGACAAAGACAGCGTCATCTAATTCGTTTATTAAAAATTTGCCTGAATCGATTCTATTAACTAGAACGAGTGTGTTGCCTGAGTCTGAGATTTTTTTGATTAATTTTGAAATATACTTCATCCTGTCTTCATCTGTAACAAGATACTTTAACTCTTCTGCATATGCCTTAAATTCTGGTAGGTCTATCATCTGTACTACGTTCACGTGACAGTTTGATAATACTCCCATTTCTTGTAGTTCGTGTGCCTTAATGCCACCAATAACTGGTCCAATGCTGGCAAATATACTTTCACTTTCGAATTTTTCTTTTGGTACTGTACCAGTTAAACCCCACCGAATTGCCGCATTACATAAGTTTTGTGTGAGTAAATTTTTCAATACTTCTGCTTTGGCCATGTGTACTTCGTCGACTATAACAGTCTTAACACCATCAAGAAATTCTGCTAGAGTTACTATCTCATGCTCGTGATTTTTACTTTTCTTGTCTAGTATATTGAGACTTTGCCAAGTGCAAATTGTATGAGTTTTATTCAAATCTTTACGGTCGCCGTAGTATACACCTACATCTAAACCGCAATTAATAAAATCTTCCTCTGTTTGTTCAACAAGTGACTTGTTAGGTACGATTGTGATAGTACGACCTAGCTTTTCACATACTTGTGACAGAGTTGCTGTGGTAATCGTCTTGCCTGCACCTGTGGCAATTTCCTGTAATGCTTGTGGAGTTTCAAGAAATCGGTTAATAGCATCAACTTGGTAATCACGTAACATGATAGGCTGACCTTCTTGTTGATGACCCTTAGGCCATACCTTGCCTTGATCCGCCCAATAGTGTTCTGTTACCGGAGTAAATTCAATTTTAGACGTTGTGCGTAGATCTTCAACATCTTCGATTTCGATGCCTAATTTTGCCAGAATTTCTAGGATAGTTTCTAGCTGGCTCAAGTAGCCATTGCCACCTAGACCGAATAGACTAACCATGCCATCCCATCGTCCAAGTTTATAAGCAGGATGATATCGAGCATATGGTATTTCATACTTGAAAGTTGAGGCCAGCTTCTTACGAGCATCTAAGGGAAGCCCTTCTAGCTTAATATTAACCTCATCTTTTATAATTAATTTTACGGTCATAATACTATTCTTTGTTCTAATATAGACGGAGCTTCAGTCCACTCGATAATTAAATCACAACAGTTAGAGTATACACTAGTTTTTCCGTGACGTAAACCCATCTTGGTATCCAAAGCAATTACACTCATCGGTTGCCATGGATTTTTCAGGAAAAATTTCGGAATTTTTCCACTTTGTACAACCGCTATTTGTGTGGTCGAATCTAATGGATGATTATATTGTCTATCCTTAATCAACTCATTAAATTGTTTACCGATGTCACTATTTGGCAGTCTAAAATAAATTCCTACCTTTTGGTCTAGACCACTATTTTTCAAAGATTCGTCTAAAATTTTCAGGTGATTTAGTGATTTTTCTTCATTCCAATTTTCAAATACTATTAGCGCAGGTAATCTTTTTAAATCTTTCAAAGAATTAAAAATATCTAAAAGTGAATGTTGTGCAAGATCGACCCATACTCTTGTTTTTGATCTATTGGCAAGATATTCGGTCAAATTTTCACCAGGATTTTTCAAATTTTCCGAAAAATACTGATATCGCATACTGCGATCATTTATGATATTTTTATCAATCGCTGTTTCTATGCCTAGATCGTTTGTAATGGCTCTTTGAAAGTTTTTATGATCAATATTAGAAATTAAAAATTGATTTTCAAATTCAGTCTTATTCCAAGATTTTATAATTTCATAAAAATTTCGGATTTTTTCGTCGATTTCGAAATTATACGGTTCTAGTGCTTCAACTAGTAAAACTATATTCTTTTCAGTTAGTTCAGCTTGATAATTTTTACCATTCAAATTTGCAACTAGACCTTCTGTTAATTTTCCAATAGAAGCTAAGGTTTTTCTGATGTTGGCATTGAATGTAAATTCGATAAAAATGTGAGATTCTGCATCGGAATCTGTTTCTATCTTTATTTTTCGTATTTGTTCAATATGTCTAAAATTATTCGACCATAATGGCGTAGTTAATGTTAGATTAATTTTTTCTGTAAAGATATCTAATTTTTTATAGTTTTCTTTAAGAAGTTTAATCAGCAAATTTCCTTGATTTTCTGTGATAAATGTAGGACGTGATACAGAACTAGCTAAACTGTGTAATGTATTAAAATCTCTCTTGGAAATTTTAGACTTAGCATAGTCGTCTGGGTGATTTAATATTTCTAGTAATAAGTTATCAACAGTATTCATATTAGTTAGTATATGCTAATCTTTAACAAAGGTCAACCATTAAGAAAAAAATAGGCCTCAGTATTATTTAAGGCCTATCGGATTGCTTTTGGGCGAATTGATTAAAGTGATGCGTCTTCCATGCCTGCAACACGAAGTTTAATGATATTAGACAGTTGCCACTGTTTGATATCCAATGCCTTAGTGATGCTTAACCATTTATTTCTAAGTAAAGCAAACTCATTGATGATTTTTTCAAAGTCAATAACGTCTGCTTCACCTTCGACAAATTTTTCACAATCGCGACTACTTAGAGCACGTTGATATGTTTCTAAATACTTGCGAAAATGTTGACTTTTTAGTCTACGAAGTTCGATATTAAGATATTCTAAGATCGCTTCGATTTCTTGTAACTGACTAAATCGTTGTTCAACAATTCCAGGCATAGCCGCTGATGCACGTTCAATATTTCCAAACACACGAACCTCATTACGAGCTTCAACTAGTTCATCATTGAAATATTGAACAGCATCAGGAATATAACTGATGTCTTTAGCTATCTTAGAATACCACATTAAAAGTCCAGTTCGTCTACTTCGTCATCACTTTCTGAGTCTTCGAGATAATACTCAATAGCGGCATCTAACGTAGTGTCAACACCAGTTGAGGCCTCTAATACTCGGTCCGGCGTATTAAAATCTG